TTCTGTAGATCCAAATGCCGATATTGATACTAGACAAGTGTGTCCTGTGAAAGCAAAACTTGCCCCTATGAAGGGTGGATTTAACTATTCAATGGATATATATTTGTTTTATAAGTACAATATTAATCATCAATCAACTCAAGATCGTTTTATAAGTACTGAACCTTTGGATTGGGATCAACTAATTGAATTTTGTGCGGTAGATTTTTTGCAGCATCATATGGATCAAAAAGATTTCCTTCATTTGATTCAGAATTGTTATAAAAGCGGGCTTGAGGAACGAGACGCGTTTCGTAATAAATACAAGGAATTTATCCCACAAAATGGTGAGAAATCCCTATCTTTATTCAGGGAATTCCATATTTTCGATACGGCAAAAAGAAATAATTTCAATTATGAGAAATTTCGAGAACAATGTTTTAGTGCACAATTTAATAGCGAAGTGAAAGATTTTTTACAAGCCATTGCTGATGCAGAAAACAAATTTCGGAGTGTCGTAACTGGAACAATTAATCAGTGTTTCGTTTTCCTAGAAAAAATAAAGGATGTCAGTTTTCGATATCCTATTATTCCAAGTTTGTTGGGATTACTCTCAATAGCTGGAGGTGTTTATTTTCTGACTCAAAAGTATTTTAGATCTCAAGCTGGTGATTATCCTTTAAAACAGAGAAATCTGCAGAAGATGAAAGCCAAATCTAGACCGACAAAAACTTTTTCAAAAGATTTTAGAACTCAAGGAGCACTATTAACGGAAAATCACACACAGGTTATAAATAAGATTGTTACAAGAAATATTTATGCTTGGAGGATTCATGGTTATAAACGAACAGGTTATTTCCTATTTTTGAGAGAGAGGATGGCTATATCTCCTCATCATTTCTATTGGATGTTAGAATCTCATTATGAGAGTCATCCAGATATGAAAATAGATGTGTGGAATGTTAGTGCTCCAGAATCTGTGTCAAGCTATTATTATCGAGACATTGATTCTGTAGTTCCAGATGATAAATATAACGCAGAGGATTTAACTGTAACAGGGGACAAACGATATTGGTATTTTCCGAGTGGCTTCGCAAACTGCCCAGACATTACTAAGTTTATTCCCATTGCAACAGATCCCATTGTATTGTCAAAATTTTACGGTGGACTAATTTATCCTCATAGGGAAAACTTATTCTCTGTTTGTTCAGACATTATAGTCCCTGTTAAAGATTTTAAATACGATGGCATTGTGTGTCCTTTGATGTATTGTCATCCACTCAAAACTGTTGAAGGAGATTGTGGGCTACCATTGGTTATGACTGATGTGAGAGTATCCAAATTATATATTTGTGGTATTCATGCAGCAGGAAATGGAGAATCAGGTAGTGCTACGGCACTGGATTTATCAGAAATTATTGATGCCTTTGATTATTTTAAAGCTGTTTATAATGTATCTAGTGCCAGCCACCCACTCACTGAAAGTGAAATTAATCCAATTCAAGAATTTGAAAAAATTAATATAGCTCAAGTGGGTGGATTGCCCGATAATCTTATTCCTTTACCTTCTGTTGTGCCTAATTTAAAAATGCCTAGTATATCTAAAATTAAGAAAACTGATTTGCATTCTAAATTGGCACCGGCGGAGTGTATACCGGCGAAATTGAAACCTTTCATACGAGATGGAGAAATAATTGACCCTATAGCTCTAGCTCGACAAAAGGTTTCCTTGAGTCGCCCAGCTCTGAATCTAGATTTATTAGATGCTGCTGTAGAAATGGTTTGGAGTAAAGTGGTCGCTGGGTCACGTAGTGACCCAACAAAACCACCTTGTATTTGGACTAATGAAGAAGCGGCAGCTGGTAAGCCTGGTTACGGGAAAGGTGTTCCAAGAAGCACTTCCTTATGTTTTCCTTGGAATCTTTACTTGAAAGATGGAAAGAAAGAAATGTTAGGATATGAAGGCGATTACGAATTCACTAGTGA